GGTAGTTGGATATTCAGGGGTATTGGTCCCCTGTCGAAGTGACAACCACTGTTGAGCCTTTTCTTTGTCATACCAGAATTTGCGTCCATGCCTGATCCAGTCCATTAAGGATTCAGATTTCTTCCCAAACAACGTTGCTATTCTCTGCACCTCGGTTGTTTTCCCCGTTTTGATGGTTTCGAGTCCTACCAGAACATTCTTGTTGTTGATTATCATGCTGGTAATGATGTCTTTATTACCGTTCGGGTGTTCAAACACCATTATCGGGTTGTTAATAGCTTCCGGCAAATCTTGGAGGGTTTCGTAATCGTAAGCATGGTCAGCGTCTTTACTGCTCTTCCTACGCAAAATAGATGTTTTGATTGTGATATCTTCGCCTGTTATTCCAGCTTCTCTGAGTTTGCGAGATGGTTGTGCCACCAGTAGCACCCTACGTTCTGCAGGCAAACTGCCCGAGAAAAACAGTTGCAGCTCATATCTGAAGTTATCTGCATGCTTATCTGATATGGTACCGTCTGCCGTCCACTTCCCAAGCCGGTTCCTGCCTTCGCCTGATACATCGTGGCTCTTCTCCATGCTTTCCTTGTGCTTCTTGATCTGCTCCTTCTGTTCCGGTGTTATCCATCTCTCGTAACCGGTAGCCGTGTACGGCCCCATACAGGCACACCAAGGGTGAACCAAACCAGCAACCGCCTTTAGGGTTTCCTGCCCGTCTGCCCTGCCTCCATGTACGACCTTACCGCCTTTTGTGGGGTGGGGTTTTCTGCCTACGTTAGTTCCGTTGCTGATCATCTCCGACAGTTTGAACAGCCGTGGTGTTACTCCGTCCGGCATCAGGTACAGGTATTTACACTGAGCGCATGCTGTGGGCATAGGTCGTTTGTAAACGTACTTATCCACGTTGCCATCTGCCATCAATTGCGCTGCCTGCCCTTGCTTCTGTGCGTCCGTTATCTCGTAGTACGCTACCCTGTCAAGGTCTCGGTCCTTTTCATCCAGCGTGTGATAAAGCTCTGACTTGAACTGCTGCCAGTTTTCTACGTACCGTTCCGGTATCTCTTCACCTGCTTCCCGCTTCAAGTCTTCGTCCAGCACCGTCCGCTTCTGCTTGCGTGCGTGGTAATCTATTGCCATCTGCCGAATTTGCTCGTTGCGTTTTTCGATCGCCAGTTGCCCTACCTTTGTTGCGAGGTCTTGAGCGTTGTCGGTCAGGTACATTGCTGTCTGCTGTTCTGCGACGGCTATTGCGTCCAAATCCGGCTTTTTAAGTGGTAGCGCGAGTGCCAGCTTCATTGCCTGCTCGAAACTGGTTCCTCGCTCCACAGCGTCCGCCAGCCGCCCTATTATAAAGGCATTGCGTATCATGTGCATCTCTGCCGGTACGCTGCTGGCGAATGTTTCTGGGGTGATATAGTCCGGCACCAGACCGAGTCGCTTCCACCGTTCCAGTTGCTGGTAGTCTGGGGTGTAATCTGACTGGATCTGTGCTGCTATGAAGCCATAGCGATCTTGTATGGCCTGTGTAAGTTGCTGGAGTTGGTCGTGGGTCACGGGTTCCACCTTTTGAGCTTTTCGGTATCGATGCGTATACCATGCATGTTAAACCTGTTGCTGCCGTATTTTACCATCGTCTTGCCGTCCTTCTCTGATTCCACCGTGCCTTCGGTTTCGTACTTCTCTCCGTTTGCCCTTACCAGCTTCAGCCGTACCTTATCTCCCTTTGCGAAAAGTCCGCTTGGGAGCATGTTCTTGGCTCGCTTCTCGGCGGCTTTGGCGTCCTTTGCTGCTTGCTCGATCTTGTCGGTGCCGATCAGCTTCTTGTATGCTTCCTCGGATTGGAACTTGCCGTCCACGTATATCCTTGCCGGGAACTGGTTGAACAGCAGCCCGTTGCTGCTGTGGTTGATTATCATGTCCTGCTCTATGAGAATTTTCTTGCCATCTCTCTCCCCGCTAATCATGAACCTGTCCCCGTCAACTCTGTGGACTCTGGTGTTTTGGAGGTCGGAGAGCTTGTGGGTGATCTTATCATGCCATGCGTCTATTGTAAGATCGGCATACTGTTGTGCTGGTGCATCTGCCAGAGCGTGGTTGATATGATATTCGCCGTTACCGTCTCGTTCCGACATGCCCTTAAGCTTTAACCATCTGTCGTAGTATTTGCTTGACCCTACGCCTCTATTGTTGCTGTCTTTACCGGTCATGTCCGGTCCGTACTTTTGTTTGAATCGCTCAAGTTCGTATTCTAAGTTCTGTATGAATCTTGCCTTCAATGATGCTTTATATGCTTCCAGTTGTTCTTTCAGGTCTGTCACCGGTTCGGATTGCTCTTCCATCTTCTCCTGCAGCATCCGGTCGGCGGTCTTCAGTGCCAGTTCCTTATTTGGTTCATATTCGCAGTCGCCTATCTGGTTGCCTTCGGCGTCCCTGATCGTGCATACCCATGTTCTGGTCATTTTGTCGTAGAAGATGTCTTTTTGCATACCAGCCTCCTGTGGTTGTTCTACCACAGGTGAAGCCTCTGGTACAGAATGACGCTGCGGTCCTTTGGCGTAGATATGTTCCAGCTTGCCGGTTCTCGGGTCGATACGGTCGTATGCTGCGTGATGGGCAGTGAAGTCGAACGACAGCTGGCTCTTGCGGAGGCTTACCAGCGCTTCAGCATACCGCTCGATGTCTTCCCGTGCCTTGGCAAACTCGTTCCGCAGCATCTGGTATATATGCCTGACTGCCGGATCGCGTGGCTCTTTGGGGGTATCGTCGCAGGCTTTAACCTTGATGGCTTTCGCCAGCGTTTCGAGTAGTTCGTTCTCGATGCCGCTGCCGATCGCCATGCCTGCCAGAGCCTTGCGGAGTTCTGCGTCCGAGAGGTTATGCTCAATGCTTATATTCACTACTTGCCCCTGTCTAGGAAGGAATAGTTTCGTACTCCTCTGCGGCCTTCGCCACTTTGGCTTTATGGTCGTGTTCTATGGCAGCCTGACTGTGGTAACGTGCATCCAGTCTGTCTAAAGCTTTCTCTTCTGCCATGCGATGAGCCTTGGCCGCGTAAGTGTGGTTTTCATATTTCCCGCTTTTGTCGGCAGCGGCACTTGCTGACTCGGCTTTTTTCCGGGCGGCTTCGTACATTTCTTTGGTGACGTCTTTCTCGGCTGCCTGCCGCTTGTCGTCATGCTCCTTCACTTGGACGCTGGCACCTGATGCCGTGGTGCGGGTGTACTGCTTGACGTGGCTCTTCTGGAGCTGTTCGCTTGCCTTCTCTGCTAGTTCAATTGCTTTGGTTAGGTCTGTCATTGTGGTCTCCTATGGTTTTGATAACTTGGTGTAGTGACCTTTAAATGTCCTGCCTTCATCGTTTTGTACTAGAGCCATTCCGTCTTCCATTTTAAGCAGCCTGCCGACGGCACCAGCTCCCCCTTTGGTGCCGAGAAGTCAAATGCCATCTGGCTCTTATTGATCATTCCGAGTGCAGCCTCGGCGGTTTCCTGTATCGCTTTTTCCAGTTCGGTCATTACCGTTCCCTCCTGCCATCCACAAGCCTGCCGTGCAGAATGATCAGTTGATTGATATCTTCAGGTACTTCTTTTCCGGCTGGCTCTTGCGGAGGGACTTCTGGTAATCCTCTTCATTGTCTCCCTGATCCTGCCCTTCTTGCTGCTGTTCTATCATGTTAAACGTGTTGATGTAATTTGGAATCGGTACGTCTGCCGGATAATTCCACGGATTAGTCTCACTTTTAGGATCTCCTATTGGTTCCATGCCTTCTTGCATACGGGCTTCGTTTTTAGTGACCCATTTGCTTACTCTGCTTGTTCTTAACTCTACCGCTTCTTTTTCATCTTCAGGGGCTAACCCCGTGATAATTAGTTTTAAGTCGTCATATCTCGGGTGAACGATGCATTCCGTGAGCCACTCACACATATCGGTCATCTGCGGGATAAGTCCATGCTCTTTTGACAGCTCGATCTCACCGCTGGTATTGACGCCACCGAGGGTGTTCTGTCCGCTGCTGCCTGCGTATGCCGTCAGGTTGAGTACGCTCGGGTGGCTACCGTATGCTGCTGCCTTGAGGTTCATCGCCAGCTCGATCATCTGGTCGAACAGCATGTCCTTGGGTGTTTCTCTTAGCTTGACTGATTCGATCTTGAAGTTCTCTGCGTCTCCTGCTGGAATGACCGGCAGCCGCCAGTTGCTTCCTACGCCTCCTGCTTCGCTCAGTATCTGCTGCTTGAATGCTGCCAGCCCTTCCTTGTCGAAATCCCCGGCCACGGTCAGGATCTGCTCGGGGTAGTTGGTCTTGAACATTTCCCTGTTGTACGTCCATGCCATCAGCAGGGTCGTGGTTATGTCCAGCGACAGCTCCAGCCGGGACACGCCGTATCCCCACCTATTCAACTGGTCGCTCGGGTTGCTGATATGCACGCTGATTTCGTCGTCCGTGAAGGCTCCGGTGATCATCCCGTCAACCATCTGGACGTAGCTGGATTTGGCTATATCGAAGCCGGTGGCGTATGACATACGCGACACCGTATCCCTGTTTACTTTTCCGTTGCTTTCGTTCTTCTGCGCCCAACTGCGGATTGATTCGTCAACGTTCTTGATGGTCTGTCCCGGTATCCAGTGAAACGCTGCATAGCCTTGCCCGTCACGGCGCTTGTAGCGCAGCAGGCACTTTCGGTCAATGATCAGCTCTGTCTTGACCAGTACGCTGACGAGGTCTTTCAGGTTGTGGTGAGGTCTGATATTGTGGGGGTACAGGTAGGTGTACTCTGCGGGGGTAGGATTGGCAAGCAGCTTTTCCATTTCTCTGCAGCGTTCTTTATCGTTATCTGAAACCTTGTAGTCTGGGTCGTCATGACGTTCGTGTACTACCCTGAATCCTACTTCTTTGTGCTTTCCTTCGTTTGCTTTCTGCCATATTCGTTTCTGCTGGTCGCATCTGGATTGGATCAGTATTGCATCGATAGTTGATTTGCGAGCTGCTTCGTACAGTATCTCGAATTGCGGAGTGCCTTGCGGTTTCTCGCGTGCCCCATACGCGACCATATTCTGCGCCAGTGCGAATTTACTGAAGAATAATGCCTTGTTTTCTTCTTTACGCTGTTTTTCTGCTTCGGCTTTTATCAAGTCTGTTGCGGAGTGTTTCGGAACGAGCAGGCCGGACTGCAGCTGCACGGTGTCGTCGAACAGCCCGGACAGTGATAGATTGTTTTGCATCGGCTACCCCTTTGGGTTTGTTGGTACTCCCTGAGAGAATAGCCGATTGTGTAGCGTTTATCAAACTGTTTGCGCGAGCTTCGGGGCGTATTTGCAGGTCGATGATTGATAAGTCCGGTCTGGTGCATGTATCACACCTACTTCTTTGTCGTTTTTTGTGGACATTATCTGTTATGTAGACATTTTATCTCCTAATCGGCGTTAGAAGCTGTACCTGCCAGCGCCCTCAAATTCTATACTCACGGCTCTTAGTTCTTTCTCAACTGTACACCAATATTTCTTGCCGCCATGCTCGACCAATTGGCCAATCCAAAAAGGCTTCCCTCCTGCCATACCGTCAAAAATTGCGTAGGTATTGCCATACTTTGTGCAATGAACCAATCGGCCGTGTATCTGGCTCGGCTCAAACAGCCAAGTATTTTTATGTTTTCGGTGCAGCCAAGCTCTCATTACCATCTGTCACCTCTGTCTCTAACGACTCAACCATGCGGGACTGGCTTACTCTGCGTTGATTATAGACAGTTCCTTTCTCTGTGGATTTTTTGTTATAAGCCACTTACATAGAATGGCACTATCTCGGTAGCACTTCGTATTTGGGGATATTACCCACCCACCATATGCCGTCTTTTCCATGGCAATCGTCACACATGGCAATGTGCATAAGCGGGTTTTCTTTTGCCGGGGCTATATTCATCCAAGGTATCTTGCCTTTTTCTGGTGGGTCGAATGGTTTCCCGCAGCGGTAGCATTCTTTGATTGATGCTGTCGTGTCCCTTGGTGCTGCCATTATTGCTCCTTGGACTCTTGTGTTTGAACCATCGCCATCAGAATCACCATGTATACCGCGATGTCTCCAGCCACCTCGTTTATGAACGCTACGTCACTGAGTCGTTCCGGATTGTGGTTCTTTGCGTCCATGATGTTAACGATCTGCTTGTTGACGTACCCGAGCAGTGTCTGTTGAGGCGATTCGCTCTGGAGTTTTGCGCCTTGGTTGAAGTTCCTGAACAGGTCGTCAGTGTTGCCTTTGTACTGAATGTTCTTCTTGGCGAACTTTGCAGTCAGATCGTCGATTACTTGCTGGATGGGAGATGGGATGTTCACCTGTTGTCTCCTTCTCCACCAAGCTTTCCTCGCTGCTGGCGGTCGGCCAGTTTTTTGATATTGAGTGCTGCAATTTCCCCGAGAGTGTATCCAATCTCTTTAGATAGCGCCGCCAGATACCATAGCACGTCTGAGGCTTCCAGTGCTATCTCCCTTCGGTACTTGGAGTTGAGGTCGCCGTTACGGTCCCTAAAAAGCTTCTTGACTTTATCGGCTACTTCGCCTGCTTCTCCAGTCAGCCCAAGGGTGGGGTAGATGATATTGTGGCCTATGCTTGGGTACTGTGCCGTCTTGGCTGCTTCCATTTCGTACTCAGCGAAAGTGATTATCGGTTGTGGTGTGGTGTCTGGCACTACTTCCCCCTTTTCTTTTCTTGTCTGTGTTTGCTGGAGCAGGTTTTGTTGCAATATTTTCTGTCTTGCCAGTTTTGATCTGATTCGTCTTCCCGCTGCTCTAATTCTGTCAGGCAGTATTTACAGAATTTCATGCACTTCTCCTGTTGGCATTATGGTAATGAATACGTCTGATGTTTTTTTACATCCGTCGCATACAAGTTTCCCAGCCATATTATTTTTTCCGGGCGCGATGCGGATGTCTCTATCGGTTGGCAGTTCAAAGCTTATCGCCTTGCCACAGTGTGGGCATCCGGTGTATATGGTCATGGCTAATCCCCCCCTATCCGTTGCCCTGACGGTGTACCATGTGGATGTAAAGTATCCGACCGTCTTTCATGCCCATTTCAGGAGACTTCCGTCTTCTTTCATCTTCCTTACCTGTTCTTTTGCCATCTTCTTGATCTGATCGGCAGTTACGTCTTCCACAATGCCCTTGCCGATGCGCTTGACGGCATCGTTAATTTTTTCGGTAAAGTCGATGTCGCTTATCACCTGTTTGACCTGTTGCGCAATCATCTGGTAGCCGGTTCCACCAGAGTCGCCTCGCCATGAGTCTGGAACTTTCAGATATTCGTTCGCTGCCTTTTGCGCCAGCATTGTTATCTGCTCTTCGCTGATTTCGATTCTCAGTGTGATGTTCATCGTTTCCTCCCTTTAGCGTTTGCTATAGCGTGTCTGATACGGTTCAGTTCAAACTTAAATTTTTTTTCAGATTCGTTACTTAGTATCTTTTCTAGGTACAACATCACATCCAGTAGTTCTGGTGCTGCTGCGATCAGCCGTGCATTGGCTGCTGTTTCTTCTCTGGGCTGTTTAGATGTCTGCCCCACCCATGCAACGTTAGGGTGGATACAGTGCCCGTGCCCCACGTCTTTTGTTTGCCAAGGTCCGGGGGTGTGGCTCATATATCCTCCTTGGTTTGATTTGCGCTACACAGCAGATAAGCCTGTGATGTAGAATGACGTTCAGTATTGCTCGAATAGCTGTTCGATCTTCTCTTGCTGCTTCCACGTCAGCGTTTTGCCTGCTTTGACTGACCGATGCATGTCTTCAATAAATTTCTCTGCCCAATCGTTATTGATGCACCCTCTTGCCATCTGGTCGTGGAGCTTGCTCACCATCATCTTGTTGCGTTCGTGGTTCGGGTCGGTCATGGTGCTATCCCTTCGTCACATCCAAATTCTTTCCTGCACGTTTCGTAGTATTCCGGATCGACAAGGCTTTTGAGTACCTGTTCCAAATACCATTGCTTGTGGTGTGCCCCGTAGGTAATAAGTCCTTCAAGGATTATCTTGACTGTCTTGTTCAGCGGGTGGCTCACCTTTTCCTCCTGTATGGCCCGAGTTCTTGCTCGATCCTGTAGACGATGTCCTTGAGTGTTCTTCGGTACTCAAGTTTCCCCTTGGCGGATGTCCTGCTTTTCTGCAGGCCGATCACCACAGTATACCGTCTGTCTGCGTCCTGCATAGTTACTATCCGCTCCTGCTTACGTGTTTTATTTGTTGTGTCCATTGCTGGGTTATATACTCTTTTTGAGATATATGCTACATCAAAATAGCGTTGGTGTTGCTGGTGTAGTGTTCTTACATTGAGTTATCATTTCGTCAGTCCTCAGCTCCATTGCCACTCTTCTTTAGGCAGTTCGTCTCCGGGTGCGGACATTGGCGGTGTCCGGCCACCTCCGGAATACTTTGTTGACTCTCTTGTTACTGACCACATCCACATCATGCACTCGCTACCGATGCAGTTCCCGGCACCGTCTTCGCTGTGGCGAACCATCGGACACCATTTGGTTTGTGCTTCTTTTTGTGTAACTGTCATTATTCGTTTCCTCCTATCTGGTCTCGTTCTCCTGCGATGTAGTTCAGTCTGTCCACCAGATCCTGCCGCTTGAACTTAAGGTGCAGGTTGCCGTTCAGGAAGCATTTGAACTCGAAGAAGTCAGTTTCTCCTGTTCCGGTGGTGCTGGACTGGATTGCGTCGATCAGCGGTCCGTTGTATCCCTTGATAGGTCCTCTGCCGTCCATCATGTGGAACACGTTGTCAAGCGCGATCAGGTTCTTCTCCCTGTAGTGATTCACCCTGTGCTTCGCCTGCATGCCCCATCCCTTTTCTACTGCTCCGGTGATTACCACCTTTGGTCCGACCTTCCAGCGTTCGTTGGTCTTGTGGGTCGTGCGCCATGGTCGCAGCCAGTCGAACACCTCGTACGCGGATTCTGCTGCGTAGTCAGTGGCCTTTGCCATGCCGTCCTGTATCAGTGCCAGTATGTTCTCTGTGGTGACGTCTGGCAGGTTGCTGCCGTCTTCATGGAGCTGCTTGTCGAGTTCTTCCCGCCGCTTCATACTCAGCACCTTTTTCATGCCGCTGCGGTCGAAGATCAAGCTCCATGCACGTTGCTTCCATTCCTTCTTAACGTTCTTGATGGCGTCCAGTGGACTACCGTAGTGGTTCCTCGGGATTACTTCGAAGTGGTCGTTCTGGAACACCTTCTTGATGTTTACTTGTGCCTCGTCCAACAGAGTGTAGGCTCGCTCAATCTTGTCGATGCCTTCCTGATATACCCTTGCGATGGTTTCCAGTGTGTCTCGTTCTGCTAGTTCGGTGGTCATGACGTCTCCTTTGATTGGTCTTGATACTTTTAAGCCACCGTCACAGAATGATGTTTATGGCTTGACGCGATATTGGGAGGGTTGTTTTCTGGTGGGCTTTTTCTTTCGGTGCTTCGGGATCTCTATGTCGGCTGACATGTCTTCCATCCATTTGTTTCTGCTACTGCTTGTGCGTTCTGTCCTGCCGGTACTCTTACCGTGATACCGCACTGGTCGCATCGGTAGTGTTCCGGGTTGTCCTGCTGCCGCCATACATGCTGTCTTGGCTTGCCTGCTGCTTCTGCTGATTCCGCGAAGTCTTTGAAGGCTGCTTCTCCTTTGCGCCGGAAGTGGTTTAACGCCTGTGTGAGACTGTCAACGCTGTCATCGTTCACCCCGTTCGGGAACACAGCACATTCGTCGATGAAGTCCTGTACCCATGTTGATTCTTCGGGTAGGTATACGTTGCCTGCTTCGATCATCGGCGTGACTGCGTATGCTCTGGTGAGCTTGTCGCTGTCTACTGATATCGGCAGGATACTAAGCTTTGTGTTACTCTTCAGTTCTTGTATCAGGCTCTGTCCGCTGGCTTTGTCTTCGATCAGCACGGCTCTCGGGTTCCACTTTGCTGCGATGTTGATGACTGTCCGTTTCAGCTCTGGAAACTCGACTTTGCCCTTCCAACAGTCCAGCAGGTAGTATCCCTTGTTGCTTACCCCCCATGTCGTGCAGACGCTGTAGTCGTTCTCTGCCCCTTTTTTGAATGCCGTGTCCCAGCTTTGCATGATCCATTTGAGTTTTGGAGCCTCTTGATATCGCTGCCACCATTCTCTTTTGAATATCTCGCCTTCGCTTGCTGCCGGTCGCTGTTGATACAGTGCTTCCCAATCCCTGCTGCCGATGGTTTGTTTGATATTTAGGAGCGTTTCCAGCGGGTACTGTTCCGGCCATAGGGGTTGCCCGTCGTTGTCTATTGCGGGGAGGTTGAGTATTTCCCACTCTTCATGTTTATGCTCTCTCTCTACCCAGCCAATCAGGTCGTCAGAGTGCCATCTGGTTTGAATGATGATTATTGCGCCTCCGGGCATGAGACGGGTATACGCTACCGAGGTGTACCAGTCCTTCAGACCTTGCCGCATTACTTCCGATTCGGCTTCTTTTCTGCCTTTCAGTGGATCGTCGATGAGCAGGAGGTGGGCACCACGTCCGGTTGCTGATGCTCCGACGCCTACTGCGTAGTACACTCCTTTTTTTGTTGTGTTGAACTTGTTCTTAGCCTTGCTGTCGTCTACCAGTCTGCAGTCAGGGAATGCCGATTGGTGATACGGGTCTAACATCTGGTTTCGGACTTTTCGACCGAAGTCGTTGGCAAGGTCTTGGCTATATGTCGCGGTTATGATGTACTTGTCCGGATTTCTGCCGAGATACCAAGCTGGAAAGAACTCGGATGCAAGTTGGCTTTTGCCATGCCTGGGTGGCATTGAGATCATCAACCGCTTGCATTCGCCAGATTCTACCCGTTCGAGTGCATTGGCGATTACCGCGATATGGTCTGCGACCTTGTACTCTGGGTACATCCTTTTGCAGTATGCGATCAGGTAGTGCCGTGCGAGTTCGTCTTCTGTGAAGTTATTTGCGTCCAACCGCTCGCACCTTGGCTATGGCGTCGATCATGCTGTTAATGGTCTCTTTGTCTTTAACTTCAGCGTTCAAGTTGTGGTTGGTGTTTTCGGTCTGCTCTTTCCACCCACCCTTGCGTTCGAGATAGAATTGTGCAGCCTGTCTGTCGCCTTGAGCTATCAATTTCCAGAGTGCAGTTGATGCCATTGAGACACCTTTTGCCCTGCCTCTGTCTAATGCTGCTGCTAGTTCTGGTAATTCTGTTTTCTTGGTACAGAACTGGTTGTGGTGAATGCCCGTCAGTGCTGCGATTTGTTTATCTGTAAGCCCATTGCGTGCCTGATCTTCTATGAACTGATAATCAGGGACCCAAGGCTTCCTCCCTCTCTTTTTTGGTGCTGTTTTTTTTACTGTCTTCCTTGATTTGATTGCTGGCTTAACCGTCTTGGTCTTTGCCTCTGTGACTATGGCCTTGCCTTTATCTGTTGCCATTGTTATCTCCTGTTCCTGCGTCTTGATTCCTTCTGCTGCTTGCGTTTGTTACGGACTTCTGCTGGTCTGCGTGCCTTTGGTGACACCGGCTGGCAGATACTCCTCACGCACTTGCCGCCGACTGCTGCTGCGCCTGCAAATGTTGTTAAAGTTGCCAGTGTTGCTGCTGTATTTGTTGGTGTCATTGTCTGCTCCTTATGTTGCCATTATCCTGTCGATTGCCTTATCTTCGTTTACCCTGTGTTCCAGCTCTCGCATGCTGGGCAGTCCTGCTTTTATTCTGCTGCCGCAATAAATGCAGATGTTTCCTGCTTTCTGTGTCCTATCGTCGTATATCCTGCATTTGCAGTGCAGCGGGTGTTTTTTGTTTTGCATACGCTACGCTCCGGTTACTTCTTTTTCTTGCGGTCTTGTTCAACCTTGCTGAACGGTGTTGTTGTTCCGTCTGAGTTCTGCAGCATCGGCTCTGTGCCGTCGTACTGGAGCATCCTGCGGAGGGATGCCTGAGCGTACTTTGGATCGAACTCGATTGCCCGTCCTTTGCGTCCTGTCTTGCGGCATGCGATGATCAGTGTCCCAGACCCTGAAAACAGATCGAGGCAGAGTTCTCCTGTCCGGCTGCTGGCGTATATGTTACGCTCGTAGAGTCTGACCGGCTTTGTAGTTGGATGCAGTTCGGACTTGGCTGGTTTGTCTACCCTGATAACGGTGGTCGGTACCTTCTGCCGGAGATCGTTGATGATATTCTGGAGTGCTTTTTTGTCGAGTTTGTTGATGTCGATATCATCGTCGACCACGGAAGTCCTTGTGAAATCGCCGTCGTAGTAGTGACTTGCGCCTGCCTTCCATCCGTACAACACCGGCTCATGTTGCATGTTATAATCTGAACGACAGAGTGTTGCGCTGCTCTTTACCCATATCAGTGTTGCCTTGTTCATCAGTTCTGGTACTGCTGCGATGGCGTCTCGGAATGCCTTACCGAGTTCACCCCCATCGGCATGATAGCAATACCAACAACCTCCGGGTTTGAGTGCGTGGCTCATGCTGGAGAATGCTTTGGTGAGGAATTCTTCCAGCTGCTTTGGTTTCAGGTCGTCGTTCTCGATCTTCCCAGCCTTGCTTTCGTAGCTGATGCCGTAGGGGGGGTCCGTGACCACCAGATCGATCTTCTCGTTGCCGATCAGTCTATTGACGTCCTGTAGGTTAGTTGAATCTCCGACGAGCAGTTTGTGGTCTCCCCATATCCAGAGGTCTCCGAACTTTACGAACGGATTCTCTTCTGGCTCGACTTCTGCGTCTTCGTCTCCGAGATCATCCTTATCATCTCCAAGAAGTGCCTTGAGTTCTTCGTCGTCGAATCCTGTCAGGGACATATCGAAGTCTGTTGTTGCCGACAGTTCTTTCAGGAGTTCGAGTAGTTCGTCTGTCTTCCATTCCCCTGATATTCTATTGAGTGCTATGTTGAGGGCTTTTTCCTTCTTCTTGTCGAGTGTTACCCATGCCACTGGTACTTCGGTCATGCCGAGCAATTGTGCTGCACGGGTTCTCTGGTGTCCACCCACGATCACGTTACCGTTGGTGTTTACGATTACCGGATCAACAAACCCGAATTCACTGATGCCTTTACAAAGGCGTGTCATCTCTGCGTTGTCCATCGTACGGGGGTTGTATACCGCTGCATTGAGCTTGGAGATTGGAACGTACTCGATCTGGATCTTGTGCCCATTGACGGCAAGACCTTCGAGATCGACTGGCTTCTCCCCTGTACGCTTCTTGGTTTTGTACTTCTCTTTGATCTCTTTGGTCGTTGCCATCCTATCCCCTTATCCACTTGATAATTGCTTCTGCCGCTTCCATAGCCTCGTCTGGTGTGTTTGCCCCCAGAGCTATTGCCATTTTAATGCACTCAATTTTTAGTTCTTCGTGGTTCATCGCTTTTTCTCCTTATTGCATTTCTCGCACAGCTCCTCCCAATTGCCGAGTATTGCCGTGAACGGTTCGCAGCAGTTGTCGCCTCTGTCCTTCGGGCCGATGTAGCAGCCTTCTTCCGGCATAAACTCGTCACCGCATTCGTCGCATACAAATTGACCGTTGCTTGTTGTCATGGTATCTGCTCTGCCGCTTCTGCGATGCGCTGGAAATAGTCGTCATTCATTGGACC